CTAATGGAGAAATACCATCACTTTGTGTAGTTGGTTTAGTTGGAGTAACTAGCGGACCATTAACATCAGTTGCACCCGGACCACCACCGTGATCTACGTTACGATATGCACGCCATTTGGTGCCATCATTATACATAATGTCAACTTCTTCAAATTTAGGATCGTACCATAATAATCCATCAACTGCTGCGCCTGTTAACACGGTATTGCTAGGTGTAATAAACGAATGAATTCTATCATTTGAATATTCAGTCCATAATGTAGCAATATACTTATCTGCGTTCAATGGATCACCATTTCCAAAACTTGCATGACGATAGAAATTAGCAGTAGTAGTTGGCGAGAATAATTTTGATAGTGGCGTACCGCCGCCATCATTAAACTCAATGTCACCACCACGACGATGTGATATTACAATTCGATTTCCTGTTTGTACTGCATGTACTGACGAAGTAGTATTTCGTGAATCATTAATAGCAAACAAAATACGATCAATCACACCAGTAACTATTTCAGATTCAACATATTGTGATGGTAACGCAGGAATAGTAAAATCTACTGTTCTTGTAACAAGAGTTGCAGAACCAGGAACACTTTCACTAATATCAAATGAGTAACCACCGCTATTAAACGTATCATATTTTATTAATGCTGATGTAATGTTAGTAGCAGTTACATCGGTACGACGATAAATCTTAAAGTTAGCAGCCGGTGTTTCAAATTCAGCATCATTATACTTAACATATAATGTATTGCCTGCTAAATTAATGCCGCCGCCGGTTGGATCAAGAGCTGCTAATGCTGCTGCACCATTTTTATGCACAGGTGCTTTTACGCTAATCCATGATTTTGCTGCAGTATTATAACGTTGAACTATCCAGTCAGCACCTCGATTAACTGCAGATGTTTTAATCCACACAGATCCGGTTGGTTTACCAGTTACTGAAGTTGGAATATCTTTACGTTTAAATTGTGGAATTAATGTATGTGCAGATATTGCTAAAGCAGGTGCGTTGTATGTACCGAGCGTAACTCCAAGTTTTGTTGCAGTTTGCGAACCATCTGATAAAATAATATCAACACCGGTTGAATATAACTCTAATTTGTTATTAACGATCGATGCAGAAACCCCATCAATATCACGGGTAGTAATAAGAGTAACTAACGCGTCTAGTGAAGTAAATCCTTCAAATAATTCAGCATTAATTGTAATAGTATCAGCATCTTCAGTTGCAGATGGTGTGTCAACTAACGTAAAGCTATATTCAGAGTTTGCACATTGTACGGTTGGGCGACTGTTTACCCAATCTACCGAACCAAGTTGTGCCCATTGTCCATTACGTGGTGATTTAAACCACATAGTAGCAAGACTAGAAACTAGCACTACTGCATAAGTACCAGACGCACCGTAACTCGGTTTTGGTCTATAATCACCGCCTGCAAAATCAACTACTAATTTAGTATCAGTGATTGTAGTCGGTACTACATTTGAAAACGTTTGTCCAAGTTTAGTTGATGCAGAATCCGAGTCCCATTCAAATAAACCCCAATGTGACGTAGCTGTATCTAACCAAAATGTGCCGTTTTCAGGAACTCCTGCAGGTACTGCTGCTGATGGTGAAATTTGTTCTAAATCAATATCTGCACGAACTACAAATGCACGGTTGCTTATGCCTAAATAACTATAAGCAGCTTGTAAACCATATTCATTTTGTTCACCAGCATGTACTGGACTGTTATTACTATCAGTTTTAAATACAGGTGTACCAAATGTGTCTAATAAATCTTTTTGTCCGGTAAGTAAATATACTTTTCCGTTATTTGTTGATGTTGTTCCTGGAGCAATTCCAGTCTTGGCGCTGTTTAATTTGTTTGCTGCAGTGGCAACAAAAATTAAAGGTACAGTGCCAGGGGCTGCTGAGGTATAAAAACTTTCGTCTGAAAGTTCTACACTCACGCCTGGTGAACTAAGTTGTTGAGCCATATTATAATCTCCATTTATACAAGTTCTAACTGTATTTATAGGAAATTACAATTTTATACCATTATATCTTAACTATTTTAGCTACTTTAACATATAACTCGTCAATTGTAGAATTGTTATCAATTATATGATCAACAGATAAACCGTACCATGCCCACTCACTTTCGTGAATCCCACAATGTTGTAACATTAAAATATCATCAATATTACCAGCTATTGCACCGTTAACATATTGATGCCATTCTGGTTCTAGTCCTCTGGTTACCCGAATAATAATGCCGCCTGCATTTTTAATAGCAGTAAACTCATTTGGAAATCTACAATCACTAATAACAACATCAGTTGTTATAGTTCGTAATTTGTTTTCTAAACTAGCAATCCAAATATCACCATGAAAACTTTTTCTGCAAACTTCTGTGCCCCATTGTTGTAATACATATCGAGGAGTTAAGTTTGACATTGATAATCTATCGGCCCACCATTGATCAACTGTTTCGCGCCATGCTCTTGATTCAGCAGTTTGTCCTTCAAGTAATATCCTATCCCACCCAAAAACTGCAGCGACTGCATCTTTTAATGTACCTGCAAAACTTTCACGTTTAAAGTTATGTTGATTAACTAAATATTCTGCAACAGTGTCTTTACCTTCGCCTATATTTCCTACGATTCCGATAATCATATTATTCTCCTAAAATAAGTATTATACACTCATTTTAGTTAAATGTCAAATTATCCTACTACGAAATAATACCCAGTTCCGCCAGATATTAGTGTTTCAAGTTCTTTATCAAGTTTTTCTAATTCTTCTTTACCTGCAGATTTCATATCATTACCGTTTAATGACATACTGCCACTTGGTCCAGCAATACTTTGAAATAAACTACGTGCTTCACCTAGCATAATTTTACAACTCGCAAGCGTATAATCTCGCAGCCATTGTTTAGCATAGATATCAGTTAACAATACAAAGTCAGGTCGAAAGTTATGCGATTTAATAAGAATCTGCTCACCTTGTGCAAACGGACGTTGCAAAATAGTTAATACGTGACTAGTCGGTTTCCATTTAAACTCAATGTAGCTACCAAACATTTTACCGACTAATTTTTGGTAACCGGCAAATAATTCGTATGTTGCTAATCCACCCATCATACTACCGCTCATTAAATAAGTGTTAGTGTATGCTAAGTTAAATGGTTCAAATAATGTACCACCTGCGCCTAGACCAGTACGTGATCCAATTGCACGTCTAAATACACTCTGTACTTCTATAATTTCGTCAGGTAATCTGTAATCATTTTGATCTTGTACTAATTCTAAAAAACTATAGCTTTCTTCTACGGCATTTGGACTACGTTGTCTAAAGCGATTTAATGCTCTATCTAATGCAATTTCGTAATGAATTGGATCTAAATCTATGTCAATCATACCTTCACCAAGAAGAGTTCTAACATATTCAAATACTTTATTTCGTTCTATTAATGAGGATGTGTCATCAGACATAATGTTGCTCCGTTTTGTGTAATGAAAATGTAGTTCACGGAACGAAAATTCCTAACTACCTTGACATCAAATAATAACATCAACAATGATATTTATCAATAACAAATACACCTACTATGGTAACGCTCGTAGCTCTATTGTAAGATAAATATGATAATATCTAAGGAGAACATACATGCCTAAACTTTCACTTTACAAACCCGAGAAAGGCAACAATTATAGATTTATCGATCGCCAAATATCAAGGATGTTTCAAGTTGGAGGAACAGATGTTCACTTTCATAAATATTTAGGTCCTAAAATCCAGGATGACGGTACTGCTGATCAACCAATATATGATGTAATAAAAGAAACAAATATTCAAGATTTGTTATTTTTAGAAAATCGAGATCGCAAATACGAACCAGAAATATATAAACTTAGAGGGCATTATCAAATACAAAATATTGACTTTAGTCTAAGTCAATTTGGATTGTTTATTGATAATGATACAGTGTTTATGACTGTACACATGAATGACTTTATATTAACAATAGGTCGTAAACCATTAAGTGGTGACGTTATCGAGTTACCGCATTTAAAAGATGATTTTGCGTTAAATGATTTTGATTTAAGTTTGCCTAGATTCTTTGTTATTGAAGATGTTAGTCGAGCTAGCGAAGGTTTTAGTGTTACATGGTTTCCTCATTTATATAGATTAAAACTTAAAAAGATTACCGACAATCAACAATTTTCGGATATTCTTGATCAGCCTATGAGTGACGATATTCCAAATGCATTGCGCGAACTGTTAAGTACTCGTAATAAAGAATTAGAAATTAATGATGCAATCGTTAGGCAAGCAGAGGCTGATTTACCAAAATCCGGATTTGAAACTCGACAATTTTATACTTTAGCATTTGATTCGTTAACTGGTACATCCACGTTAGTTACTGTTGATTCATCTGAGTTAGATGCTAGTTATTGTAGTCAAATAATAGACGGGCAGTCAAATGTTAATGCAAGTAATATTAATGGGGTACCATTTAGATCTGGTTATTCTGGTTTCTTAGTAGGTGACGGATATCCAGTTAACGGTTATGTATTTGGTAAAGGAATTCAATTTCCTACAGATGTTGCAATTGACGATTTCTTTTTAAGACTCGACTTTATGCCTAATCGATTATTTAGATGGGATGGAGAGAAATGGATGAAAATAGAAGATGCAGTTAGAATGACATTAACAAATACAGATACTCGATTTACAAGAAGAATTAGTTTCATTAATAACAGTAACTTTACTTATAATGAAGAACTTGCAAATGATTACGTTAGATTATCAGTTGGAGATATAGCATTTAACACATCTATATTATTTAATGTAACCGGATTATACCTTGTGTTAAAACTTGATGAACATCGATTAGAATTTGTAGTTGCAGATCTTGAAAATTTACTAGAAGCATATAATGATAACGGAGTTGATAAAATTAGGGTTAATTTACCAATAGTAAATAATAATCAAACTGTTATACCTCATGCAGGTGCGTGGCGAGTTAGCTTATTTAATTATCGAGAAGCAGAACGTCAGTCAATATCAAAAGTACTTAGACCAAAAGCAGATTTATAATTCCAGTATTTAGATAATAATAAATATTACTATAGGAGAACACAATGCAACATTTTTATGACGGTGCTATACGAAGATATGTCACCCAGACAATTAGGATTCTTAGTGAATTTACAGTTAGATACGGCGACGGATCGTTACATCGTATACCAGTATTATACGGAGATGCTGATAGACAAGCTGCTAGTATCCTAAGACAGAATTCAGAAAATGCAATTAATTCAGTTCCTCGCATAAGTGTCTATATTTACGGATTAGATTTAGATCGAGACAGACTAGCTGATTCAACGTTTGTTAGTAAATTGCATGTTAGAGAACGTGATATTACTAATGGTGCATACACCGGAAATCGAGGTAGAAATTATACAATTGAACGATTAATGCCAACTCCATTTAAATTAACAATGAAAGTTGACATATGGTCTGCAAATACTGATCAAAAATTACAAATTTTAGAACAACTGTTAATGTTGTTTAATCCTAGCTTAGAAATTCAAACAACTGATAATTATGCAGATTGGACAAGCCTATCGGTATTGAACTTAGATTCAGTTAATTGGTCTAGTAGATCAGTACCTGTTGGAACAGACACTCCGATTGACATAGCAACATTAACATTGTCAAGTCCAATATGGATTAGTCCTCCAGTAAAAATTAAACAACTTGGTGTAATTACTAAAATTGTTACTGGTTTATTTGATGGAAGTTCTACTTATGCTACTCCGTTGTTCGGTGCTGATTATTTAGATCCAACTACTAAATTTGCCGAAGCAGGTACTGCATTTTTAGCAGAAGTTATTACAGTTGTTGAACAGTACAGTATTGAAGTATATGAAAATCAAATTACATTATTAAGTCCTAGTTATAGTAATGAACATGATACATCGCAATACAGCATGCCTGATGTTGAACGAGCAGTAACACCATGGGAACAAATATTATCAAAATATCCTGAAAAATTTATACCTCATTTTAGTAGATTATTTATAAAACAACGAAATGGTACTGAGATAAATGGTACTATTTCATTAAACAGTCAAGACGAATCAATTATGGATATTGACTGGGATATGGATACGTTAAATCGTAATACAGGAATAGACAGTTCAGGAAATTTAGACACTGATACTAATTATCATCTTACTAATCGAGCAAACAGTCCAGGTACGTTTGATGCAATTATTAACCCACTTGAGTTTAACCCACATCGACCATTAAAACAGTCAACTGATCAACCTATTGCAATAGGTTTACGATATTTGTTAATTGAAAGTATTGGTTCAGATACAAACAGCGAAGGTGCAGTTGCATGGCGATCAACCGATGATATTGATTTAATTGCACACGAAAATGATATTATTGAGTGGACTGGAACTCGATGGAATGTTATATTTGATTCAGTATACGAAATCGATACAATGATTTGGCAGACTAATACATATACAGGTATTCAATTTGTTTGGAACGGTGTTGCATGGGCTAAAAGTTTTGAAGGTTTATATAGGGCAGGTACATGGCGGCTGGAACTGTAGTAGAAAATATAATTTGTAGCGGGGCATTAATATATGCACGATCAACTCATCGATTTTTGTTAATTCAAAAATCGTCAGGTAAACACCAAGGTACCTGGGGATTAGTTGGCGGTACTAATTTAATTAATGAGAATCCGTGGCAAGGTCTTACTCGAGAAATTGAAGAAGAAATTGGATTTATACCAGATATTATAAAAACACTACCGTTAGAAAAATTTGTGTCTAACGATAGTGTTTTCAATTTTCATACATATTTTTGTTTAGTTGACTCTGAATTTGTACCAATATTAAGTGATGAACATATTGCATGGGGTTGGTTTAGCTTAGTAGCATTACCAAAACCTGTACATCGAGGATTAAATCTTAGTTTGCGTAATAAAGTTATTCAAACTAAAATTCAAACTGTTATTGATATTATTGATAGCTTATAACTTTTTATTAGTTTCTAAAAAGGAGTTTGTTTTTTAAGAGTGTTGCCATTATATTATCCAATTGTAAGCTGGTTGATACAATCTGCATTTTTGACCGATACCCAACTATATTGTAGTATTTATACAATCAGTTGAGTATGGTTGTGAGATTTATTTTAAAATGTTTTTTATTTGATTAGCCCAATAAATTGCATGTTTACTGTCTACTCTAATATTATAACTTTGAGGTTTTTCAAATAATTTGTTAGTATCATCATACTTACTACTATCTTGAGTATCAACAAATACTAAAAAATCAGCATTAAACTGTTCTCTAATAGCATTAGTTGGTGCAATAAAATCGCATATAACATAATCAGCATTTGAAGTATTTGCTAATGTCTTCATTCTTTCACACTGGCGAAGTCTTCCACCGACACTAAAATCCCAATCATTATATTGTTGCCTAATTGTATCAGCATTAAACCATTCTGAGTTAGGTAATAATTTAATTAATTCTTTTGCTAAGGTAGTTTTACCTGAACCAGGTAAACCCATAATTAAAATTTTCATACTGGGTTATTTTTAATATATTCCGCAACTGCGTATTCTCTAACAATAGGAGATGGCTCAAGTAGAGAGGCAGCAGGATAACCAAGATTAGTATACGCTTCGTGTCTAATACCAGCATCGGGATTAGCAAATGCAGATTCTAAAAATCCAAAAATTCTATAACATTCTAGCCTTATAGGCAAATACGTATCTGTCAGTCCGGCTTCGGTATAACCATAAATTTGAGAAGCTTCATGTCTTACCCAATCAATAGGACTATTTACTTGATCTTTTGAATAACCAACCATTCGGTAATAGTTTTGTAAGTAGTACAGCGAGGTATCTTCAAGATTAAAATCATTAAAATAAACACTTGCATTCCATCTAATAATGGCCGAATCATCAGTTAGCGCATCGGTAGTATAACCAAGATTATAATATGCAGCAATTCGAACCCGATAATCTATATCAGACAATGCATCAGTAGTAAACCCATTTGTTCTATAATATTTTAATCGTTCTAAAGCTGATAAATTGTTAAAATCCATGTTGTCTCCAGTATTCTAAATTGCTGTATTGACGTATTAAATCATCTGGTAGCAATTGATAACGGTTAATTGCACCTACAGTTGGCTGCACATCATGTAAACCAACTAAGTTAAGTTGCGCATCGCAATCTTTAATATTTTTAAAATTTTCTATCTTAGTAAAATCATGTTCAAAATTATCCATTCCTAAAAACTCATAAATATTTTGCATTTCGGAGTTTGGATTTGCTACTAACGAGTCGTATTCTAATATGTAAATACGATCTGCAAACGTAGAATGTATTGCACTTTTTAATGAAGCTAAATGCCGTCCAACACTTCCATCCCATTTCATTAAATTCTCACATCTAAAATATACATTTTGCGTGCTGTTTAGATATACAGGAGAATTGTATTGATATATATTGTCTCGATAAACTCTCTCAAACGAATTTAATATAGAAGGAATATCACGAACACAGCAAATAATTTTTAAATCATCTACTACTTCGTTTAATAGTTCAACAAGGTTAGTCCATGATCGGTTTGTGTCAAAAATTATAGGTTTATCTATATCACTATATGCAACATCAAAAACTGATTTAATCATTAACTTTATTTTGTCATTAGTTAGTAATTGATTAGTTCCAATCTGATCAATCTCCGTCATATGCTGTGTAACTAGTTGCACTGGTGATGAAATACTAGCATAACACATTGGATTTTGAACTAATATTGCCGAGAGCAGGGTTGACCCTGCTCTCGGCAACCCTGAAATAAAATAAAACTTTTTCATTTACACCTCTTTTTTAAGTATTTATAAAATTGAAAATCTTTAAAAATATTTTAAGCAAGAGCTCCACCTACAGTGCCACCATTTGACCAAGTAGTAATTTTTGAAAAATTTCGTATTGCATACCCGCCAGTACCGCCGGTACCGCCGCCTGTACTATATCCAGAGTTCCCGCCAGCACCGCCTGCGCCTCCCGGGCCACCACCACCACCACCACCACCGCCTGGTAATCCACCTGATGCTTGATATCCTGCGCCACCACCGCCGCCACCGCTTCCGCAGCCTGCTGCACCGCCACTTCCGTTGCTAGCAGCTCGTGAAAAGGTACCAGAAGAGTCGCCGGTGCCGCCGGTGCCACCACTACCGCCGTTATTGTAACCACCTGCACTGCCTGCGCCCCCGGCGGAACTACCAGCATAATTTCCTGAAGTACTATATGCAGATCCACCGCCACCACCACCACCGCGATATGTAGTAGTTGGACTATAGGTGGCGCCGCCACCACCACCACCACCACCACCGTGCCAGCCACCGCCACCGCCACCACCACCACCACCGCCGGCAATTACTCCTCCGTTATAGAAGTATTCAACGGTTGTTCCTGTATCTATGTTTACTGCATCAGCGCCAGGATTGCCGTTATTTCCATTACTCAAACCAGAAGCGCCGGCACCACCACCACCACTGCCGGCCCAAATTGTAGCGTAGTTATATATTCTTATTCTAGGAACACTAGAGCCATAAATATGTACGGCGCCTGAACTACCGGCTGTTGACCAATTTCCAGTTAATGAATATGTATTTGAAACCGGAGTTGGTGTCATATTATAACTAACAGCTCCAGAGTTGCCAAAGTTGGTATACAGAGTTCCATTAACAATTGGTGTTCCTTGATAGTTAGAAACTCCAGAAAGCCACGCGCAGGCAGCACTAGTCCCTTCTGCACTTTCACCGTTTGCGCTAACTGCTCTAACGCTAATTAGATATGCTGTATTATTCGAAGACCCGGCTATATTTCCGGAAGGAACTGTAATACTTACTCCGCTAATACTAAGAGATGTTACATTATAAGTGGTAAACGTTGAACTTCCGTAATAATATCTAGCAACTACGGTATACGACGTTGCTCCGGCAGACGCTGAGTTTAAATATACTTGTATAGTGCTACTTGAAGTTAGAATCGCATAGTTAATTGACGGTGCAGCAGGTGCTGTAGTTTTAATAACAGAACTAGTTGAAATACCAAACGTATTAGTTGCTTTTACATAATACGTATATTGAGTGTTTGCAGTTAAGCTAGTATTAGTGTAAGTATTAGTTCCGGATGCAGTGGTCCAACCAGAAAGTTGGGTAGTATTTCTCCATAAAGTAAATGTATACCCAGAAGTATTAGTCCATGATACTGTAATCTGCGTATCATTTACTACAGTAGCCGTTATTGGGTGTGCTAATGGTGTAGTTACCGAAAGGACAGTTGATGATATTAGTACTCCAGTTGAGTTAGAGGTTTTTACATAAAAACTATAACCAGTACTAGGAGTTAAATTTGTAATAATAGTATTAGTTGGATCAATTGTAGAAACTGTTCCAGTAGGTGATGGTGTACTTGATGTAATTTGTGTAGAATTATTCCATACAGTGTATGTAAATCCTGCAACATTTGTCCATGTTAGTTTAAACTGAGTTTCGGCCCAGGTGCCGTTAACTGCAGTAAGACCTGTTGGAGCAGCTGGGTTAGTAAACACTGATAATACCTTTGAAAATACAGTACCCGAAACATTAGCTGCCTTTACAAAATAATCGTAACTAGTATTTGCAGTAAATGATGAATTATTAATAACCGCACTACGAGTTGATCCAGTTAACGAAATAGTAAGTCCGGAAAATACAGTTTTAGTTGGTCCGTAATGTACAGTGTATGTTGTTATTGCAGGATCGTTATCCCACGATAACGTAAAACCAGTAGTAGTGTAAGCACTAGCTGTTACGTTTTTTGGTGGTGCCAGTCCGCCGGCTGCAACTATTAATGTTGATAAAATTCCACTCATATATAAATCCTTATGACACGCCTGCGCCTGATATAAACCATTTTGTTGATGCAATTTTAATTGCAGTTGCCATACCTCCTGCAGCTAATGTTCGCGTTGCAGTAGTATCACCTGATGGAATCCATACCATTGTATCAGTAGTAATAGTAATTGATAAAACACCCGAACCAGTATCATTAATAAATGTTAGTACTGTACCAATCGGAAATGCAACAGACGAGTTTGCTGGTATAGTATATGTATGAGCAGTTGCACTACTATGAAATATATGTTTTCCTGAATCTGTTAGTACAACAGGATAAGACACGGCTTGTGAGTTTTGAGGAACAGTAATATAACCAACACTTACAGTACCATCAACTGTACATGCTGATAATGTTCCAGAAGCTGGAGTACCTAATACCGGAGTTACTAATGTCGGACTAGTTGAAAGAACTAAATTTCCAGTTCCGGTTGATGTTGAGACACCAGTTCCGCCGTTTGTAACTTTAAGTACACCCGACGAAACTCCTAAAAGTATATCGGACAAGTTTTTAGCCATAATTTATTTCCTTTAAAATGTTATTCATATTTATCGTAGTTACTGAGTTGGACATGCCGGTGGTAAACTGGTATTAAATGCAGCAGTATATCTTGCAACCCCTTTAGTAATACGAAAATCATCCATCCATCCGTTAAATCTGTAACCGCCTTGAATATAACTACCAATTTCTAAATTTGATCCACCGTCATAAATTGCACGAGAATCTGTAAAACTTGATATACTAATGCCGTCTATGTACATAGTAAATACAGATCCAGATCTAACAAATGCTAAATGATGCCAAACATTATTAGTAACTGTTGCAGTTGATGTTCCAACGTAAGACCCAGCACTAGTACCAAATGCACAACTACAACTGATTCCAGTTCCATTGCCGTCGTATCCAATTGCCCATGAACTTCTTGAACCGTATCCAGCATCCATATAATTACCACAAAACCCTACCCATGATCCTTGAACTCCATTTGGCAAAAACCAAAATTCAATTGTAAAATTATTAGATAATCCAATTGTAGTTGTTGACGTTGGCGTCATAGTTAAGTATCCTGTACCTGTGGTTATACTACCGGATCCGTATCTTACATTTGCTGTACTTACAGTTACTGAAGATGATCCAACATTATTAGTAACTGTCCGTCCATTGCTACTTGAGTCGTAAAAGGTTGTACTTCCGTTAGCTCCTGTATTAGCATTTATTAATACTGTAACTGAACTAAAGTATGGATCATAAGTTGGAATTGTAATTAACGATGAAACACCACCTGCACTATCTCCCATAGTATTAGTAGCAATTACTGTAAATGTATACGAGGATCCGTTAGTTAACCCTGTAACAGTAATTGGAGATCCAGAACCAGTATTAAATTGTCCGCCTGACGATGTTACTTTGTATGAAGTAATTGGCACTAATGGATCTGATGTAGAGGTAAATGATACAGTTGCTTGTCCAGACGCTGTAACTACAGAAATTCCAGATGGTGTAGTAGGAACAGATAACGTAGTTTTTGCCAAAGATGCAATACTTGCAAGGCTAGTACCAAATGCATTAGCTGATGTTACTGTAAATGTGTACGAAGTCCCTGGTAGTAAATTAGATATTATAATCGAAGTAGATGGATGAATTGTAGTTCCAATTAATCCGCCAGGTGAACTTGTTGCAGTATAACCTGTTATCGGGCTTCCGCCGTCAAATGTTGGTGATGTAAATGAAATAGTTGCAGTTTTAAGAGATATTGAAGCCGAAACATTAGTTGGAGGATTTGGAGCAGAAATTGCTATTAACGACGATTTATTACCTAACACCCAATTAGTAGTAGACAGTTCGTAAACAAATGTAACACACGCATAAGAAATATTTAAAATTACAGAATTATCACTTTCAATTGTTTTGCCGTTTGGAGAAATTGTTACTGGATTTGAACTAAACAATCCTCCAACATCTAACACTGTGATAACATCACCGTCATTTGGAGTTAATGGAAATGTAATAGTAAATGAACTTGTACTGTTACACCTTACTAAATCGTACGATGCTGCAGTATAATTACCTGAAATAACAGGAGTTGGCATTATGCATTTAATAGATATATTTCCAGATCCTAATAAACTAGTGTTATTAATAGGTTTTATATTAGTACCGGAAGTTAGCGTAGGTTGTGCTTTTAACGCAGTCACTGCTGCGGCTGCTGATGTTACACCAGTGCCTCCAACTGATACTGGTAATACATCGTTATATAATTTTGATGAAAGTGTAGCTGGCATACGATTTCCTGGTTAGTTGTATATTTATAGGTTGCTTATTACTTACGGATTGCCATGTAGATGTAGGTTGAACTAGATTCATTTGTAAGTTGATGGTTAAACTTTATGGAAAACCCTGTTGCTGTAAAATCGAGCGTATCATTAAGTGCGAACGTATTGTTTTCTGCAGCCGTTGAATTTGCGTCAAGCTCAGCATCATTTCCATTTGTAAAAACTCCACGCATAGCATCAAACACAAACCAATTCGCATTTGTCATGGTACCTGTTACTTTTTTTATTAAAACATACTGAGGTTCCCATCCAAGCGACACTGATGGAGGAGAAGTAGTACCGTTTCCTGTATAACTTCCACACTGAATAATTCCAGTTGAAGACGTGTCGTGGGCGAAAACATAAGCTACGTATGTTACTCCAGAAGCATTAGGTAGCAGTCCACCAACATTAAAACTGCTAGCACTAATATCTGCACCAATATTATATGAGCCGCTTTGCGTAGCAGCAAGATTCAGCTGCAACCAGGGCCACGCAGTATCTGTTGCGCGACACAACACCTGCCAATCACCGGATACGCTAGTTGATTTTACTGTAACAAAACCTGGACGGATACCGAGTGAATGCGGTATAGCTCTACTAGCATTTCCATCACCTGTATAAGTCACCACATCAAAAAACTTTGGTGCTTTGCGGAATGTCCATGAAACGTAGGTATAACCAGAGCCGTTTACGTTTCCATTTGTACCTAATGTAAAACCATTTGAATTAAAAGCAGTAACACGCTGATTGTTTGCAGGGTTAGGAGCAGCCGTAGTTGCAGTATTTAATGGTCCGATTCCAACTCCATTTACTGTATCATATAAAGTGTGGTCCCAAGATAAATTACGACCTTTAACCCAAACCAATCCACCTTTACCAGCCAAGTCGATGCCGTTATTGATGGTCTGCGTTGAGCCGTTGCCGATATATAGAGTAGTACTAAATACACTAAATACAGGTACAGGTGGTGATATCCATATAGTTGGAGCAATATCTAACAATTTCCAATTATTATTAATATACATAATAGATATATTAGCGTTATTTACATCTAAAATTAATGATGTATCATTTTCAATTGTTTTTCCGTTTGGGGATACTGTTAACGCATTTGTACCAAACTTACCTACTACATCAACAATCTTAATGATATCACCGTCAACAGGAGATAACGGTAATGTAACTGTAAATGTGCCGCTTGCAGTGTTGCATTTAACTAACTGATTTGCTGATGCAGTGTATGCACTGGTTTGTACAGTAGTTGAAGTGTCTTCAGTAATTGCTATATTAGTAGAACCTAGTACTGAATTTCCATTAACTGTGCCAACATTTGCGCCAGATACTAATAACGATTGTCCTCCTAATGCATTAAGTGATTTATCTAATGTAGTTGTTCCGGTACCGCCGGACGATACTGCTAATATACCGTTATATATGTTAGTTGATAATGTTGTCATTTATTATTTCCGGATGTTTAAATTCGTCTAATACTGGATCATATACTGCTCCGGGCCCTGCAAAAGCATTACGAAATGAATGGTTAAAACTTGTTTGCACCCATTTAGTATTTTCTCCAAATATACTTTGGCAAAATGCTATACCTTTAGCTTCGACTTCTTCGTTATTTTCGTTTAAAAGTTCATTATTGTGTACTACGATTACTCGTAATACTATATTATTGTCGTCTAATTCTGCAAAATGCGCCATAATTTCCTCTTAAAATGTTATTGAACCTGATCCGGTAAAAATATACGTACGAGTAGTACCGTCATTAGATACAGTTGGTGACCCTGAAGGTGTTGCAGGTCTGTAAGTACTTGGATATGTAATAATTACAATACCTGATCCGCCTGCGCCGCCGTATTGGTCTGAACCTTCTCGTTCGGATCCACCGCCACCGCCACCTCTATTTACTGTTGCGGCAGAACCAGCTCCGCCTGCTGGTGATTGAGATCCGGATCCGGCACCTGGTCCGCCTGAACCACCTGTTGCAGTATACGCCGAACCGCCACCGCCTGATGCTACCCAACCAACTTCGTTTGTATACATACCATAACCACCGGCACCACCCGATGTAGATCCTCCAGTGCCGCCTGTGCCGCTAAAGCCGCCGCCGCCACCTGCTCCATAGTACGGGGATGAGTTTGATCCTTCGCCGCCGTCGTAACCTTGACGAGGTGGGCCAGCTACCCCAGTTCCTTTTTTAGGAGTACCGCTATTACCAGGAGCACCGCCTCCAGATCCGCCATAACCACCAGTACCTGGTTGTGTTGCTCCGGCGCCTCCGCCGGTGGTACTGATAGTATGAAACCCTGATCCAGATCCTGAGTAACTGCCTGAACTTGATCTGTTGTTTCCGCCAGCACCAACTGCTACACCGTATCCTGTTCCTCCACTAACCGAGAGTGTTCCTGTTAACACGCCACCACCGCCACCACCACCGCCGTGATAATTTCCGTATCCACCTTGTCCACCACCTCCGACTACTATGTAAGTAACAGATGAAACTGCCGGTAATGACGGTGTTACTGAATTACTTGCACTACTTGCATCACTTGTACCAGCTGCATTTGTAGCAGTTACTGTAAAAGTATAGGCAGTATTAATCTGTGTTTCGGTAGCAGTAAATATAACATTGCCCGACCCTGCTTGTACTAACGAACCGGTAAATGCTGCGGGAGAACTTGTTACAGCGTATTGTGTAATTGTAACTCCGCCGTTAATTAACGGCGCAACAACTGGCACGGTGATTGTAACATTAGATACAGTAACTGTACCAATCGACGGCGGGTTTGGTTTGTTTAATGCTACGATGTTTGATGTATTACTAGGAACACTAGTATCTGTTCCATTTGATGCAGTCACTGTAAATGTATAATTAGTATTATACGATAATCCAGTTACCGTAATAGTGCCACTTCCTGATTGTGCCAACGTTCCTGTTAAATTTCCAGTAGACGATGTTGCTGTATATAGTTTTATAGGCACACCACCGTTATCTAATGGTGAAGTAAATACTACATACGCAATTAAATTACTTGCAGTAGCACTAACTCCAGTTGGTGGTTCTGGAGATTTATACCATAATGCTGATTTAGTTTTTATTATTTGCCAATTACTATTAAACGAATTAAATATGATCGAAATGTAGGTGTTTGGCATATTTAATATAATTGATGTATCATTTTCAAAAGTATTACCACTTGTTACTACAGTTACGGCGTATGTACTAAATGTTCCATTAACATCTAAAATTGCAATAATAGTTCCATCATTTGGAGATGTAGGTAACGTAATAGTAAACGCACCTGCTGTACTATTACATCTAACTAAATCATTTGAAACTGCAGTGTAATTTGCAGTTTTAATAGAAGTAGGTGTTAAGTTTCCAAACTGAATACTAGAAAAAAGTATATTTGTGTTATTAACTGTTTTAATATTAGTACCAGAAACTAATTTTGGGTGGATACCAAGTTTAACTAGTGCGCCGCTTGCAGTGTTAGCACCAGTACCTCCGTTTTCAATTGGAGTAACTCCGGTATATAAATTATCAGAAAGTCTTGTTGTCATTTGTAATCCTTTTATGATAACATAACTAATTTAGCTAACGCAACTTTTGATCCTGTCGGCCCTGCAAAGAAAGACAACGCAGTAGTTGAATTAATAGTGATTAACCCATTATATCCATCCGAAATACCGGTATAAGTAGTACCGCTAAATGTATATCCTACTGTTGAATCAAAAACAATACCAAGATTACTAATTATTGTTGATGATCCGGATAATGTAATACTTTTAGTTTCTATTTTTGACGATGTAGCGTTGTTATACTGTACAATTGCAATTGCTGGAGACAATGTACACATTGATATGTAATAACAGTTAGCTGGATAAAGAGAAACGGTAGTAGGCACACCGCCTGTGCTTGTAATTGTGGTACCTGAAATTGTCATTTTATTTGTATAAAGCACTTCACCATAAGCGTAACAATAAACTACTATAGAATTAGATAACGGCGTAGATGATAAGTAATCAGTTGTAATACTTACTGTTACCGGTGATCCGGAAGTTAATGCACCTGAACCAATTAAATTTGATATAACAATTGCGTTAATTGTTGATGAATCTGTTAATTTAAATATGATTGATAATGTAGTTGATGATAGTTTACATGCTGTAAGAATACGATATGCGCTTCCTGATGAGGCGGAAGTATTTCCAAGTGATAATACACCGTCAGTAGCGATAGCAGTGCCCGATATAGTAAGTCGTTGACAAATTAATGCATGGTTGTTAGGTGGTATATTTCCGCTCGAAATTAAAATTGCAGTAGTTGATGATATAGCACAAACTTTAATCCCGCCGAAGCCCCCATACGTAGTTGAGATTGACCTAGTAGGGTTAACTGTTAATGTTGACGATGTATATGTTATTATGCAACCATCAGTGACTGTCCACGAGCCTGACCAAACTAAAATTGCAGTAGTTGTATTTAATACATCGATAGAAAACGAATAACTCGGTGACCAAGCTATTGTGCTTGTTGATAAATGTGTAATAGCTGATCCTGATATCTGTAACGCTGAAATATAAAGAGTCCACGGTTGAACTGTAATACCTATTGCTAATGTACTTGACAACATGCATACTTGATGATATACGTTATTTGTAGCACCGTTATTAATATATGTTGCGTTTGAACTCGAGCCAATAGAATTAAACAAAGAACTTCCTACAATTAATACATTCCATGTTCCGCTTGATGACAATTTGTTAATGCAGCAACAAGTTATGGTTTGGTTAATAGGTAATACTTTTAAAATAAATCCGTTATTATCGGATATTGAAATAGCAGTAGTTGATTTGTTAACAATATTAACAACGACATTTTTAATTAGTTGTCTAGCATCGGGTAACCTAATACCATAATTGTTTGATTTAGTTATAGTAATAGTTTTACCCATATCAGATGCAGATAACACCAAATCCTTATCTAAATCACTGTAGTATGCACTGTTATCAGTCCTACTACCATTACCAAATGGATTAAGTAATCCAGCATTTGCCATTAGAAATCTCCGCCAATTGCAGTAACAGTAATACCCGGTGAGGTTTGACTAACACTTACTGATGTTCTTAAAGAAAATCCAGCTGGTAAAATAATTGGTAATAAATCTGGAGTTAACACTGACGTATATTGAGCATTATATGCAGCTTGTGTAGTTGATAAAGTAACTGCACTAAATGTGATTTCTCTTAACAACCCATATTGTGCAGATGTAGATACACGGGTTGAACTATAATATCCAACATCAGTTGCTGCTACACTGCTTACTGATGTAATTGTATATGTAAATACAGTAGTCGACGACACTGTGATAGACGCTGATTTTACGTTAAATTCAGGAGGGTTGCACCCTTGAATTGTTACGCAATCGCCTGTAATCAAGCCATGTACTGATGCAGTTGTAACAGTAGCAGTAGTAGTCGATGATGTAATTGAGCTAATTGTTTTACCTGGAAAACCTTTACAAATAAAAAGTCTAAGTTGACTTGCTGTTGTAGTCACAGTAGCCGATATTTGAATACTATCAATTCTTGATCCGGTATTTGCTGCGGTAAAAACTATTCCAGTTGCTGCAATTGCAGGCTGAGTCAATGATGAATCTGCAGTTAATACGGTTGCAAAGTCTAGTTTTGGTGTTGCGGTATATTGTGCTAATGCTGCCATGTTATATTATTCCTGCGTTAATTAATAAAAAGTCTAAAGTCGGGTTTGGTGCCGGAGTAGTTGATAATTTACTTGGCGTTTCTAACATTCTCCAGTTAGAGTTTGCTGAATTATAAACAAATGATAAAAATGCCCCGTTAATATCTACTACAAAACCTATAGCATCTAATTCAATATATTTACCAACAGCATTTGGTTTAAGGGTTAAATTGTTTGTTGCAAATGAATTGTATACATCGATAACACTAACTATATCACCGTCGACCGGAAGTGCTGGAAACTTAATACTAAATGCAGATAATCGAGTATCACACCTGACAAAATCTCCGGATACTGCAGTATAGTCTGCAGTTTTAATTCCAGTAGCAGTACCAGCGCCACCACCGCCTCCTGCTATTGCGCCCCACGCAGTACCGTTATGTCCTTCAAATTTGTTTGATGTATTGTTAAACCGTAAATTACCTGCTATCGGAGTCGCTGGCAACGTGGAGGTAGATGGAAGAACAAGCGATGCAGTAATTGTTAATGTACTTGTATTTAGTGTGCCGTTAACGGTAGTAGTTATACCTGAAGACCCAATTGTAATTGCAGAAGTACCATATGTTCCAACAGTAGCTTGTGTTCCTATGTTAATAGTACCTAATGTAAGGGTACCACCTGCAGCAGGTGAACCACCATCGATATATACAGAACCACCAATTTTAATACCAGTTGCTGCACTCGGTGCACCGCCTACTATTTGGATATTACCGCCTGTGCCTGCAGTTGCTCCGGCCGAATTTCCGCCTTTAAGTATAAGTGCACCACCTGTTGATGTTGCAGCAGTTGAAGTACCACCATTTACAGTTATGTTACTACCGGTTGCAACTGCTTGACCAGAATATCCTGGACTAATACTAACAGTACCCGCTTGACCTCCAGATGCCCCAGCACAATCACCAGATGCAATATATAATGCACCAGATGCCCCTACTGTAGAATTACCACTAAACAAATATACTGCACCAGTAGCACCTGCAGTAGTAGTACCAGTTGAAAATGTTAAAGTACCTGATGACACCCCAGTTGCAGTACCAGTTGATATAGTAACAGCTCCGGATGCAGCAGAAGAATTACCTGAGTTAATAGTAATTGCACCAGTTGTACCACTTGTTGTAGTTGTACCGGTTGATATTGCAATTGCAGTTGATGCAGCGGCTGTTTTATTAGATGAAGTAAATCCAGTAATACCAGTTAGTGCAATCTCAGATGATGTGTTTCCTAAACTAATTGATGTAGTACCAACATATAACGATCCGCTAATTGCAGTCCATGCAAATGCAGATCCGGTCCAATTTAAATATCCGGTTGTTGGTGTTAAAAATCCAGTAGCATTTAAACCGGTTTGATATACAAGTTGATTAGCAGCTCCGGCAGCTATTCCAGCTGCATACCCAGATGTATTTTGATTTAATGTCGGTATATCAGCACTAACAAGTGATCTAAAAGTTGGTATTGCTAATCCAGTAGTCGGTCCTGCATAAACTATGTTTGCTGATTGAGATGTAAATGCTGTTTGATATGTAGTAGTATCAGCACTTAATTGACCGCCTGTTCCTAATTTTACAAAACCGGATGTACCAACTGTTGGTAATTTAATTGTACCATTTGCAACAATTGTTCCTGTAGTTGAACCAATAGTTATAGTGCCAGTGGTAATACCAGTCCATGCATTAATAATACCAGTTGTTACATCAGTTGTTAAATTAATAGTACCTGCAGCAGTACCGGCAATTTTTAATATATTACCAGTAATTGCGCCACCTACTGTAGCAGTAGTTAATGCAGTTGTATTTGTTCCTAATGCAATTGTAGTAGTAGTTGTACCACCAACTGTTACGCCGGTTGCAGATGCTAACACCTGAGCAGTATCTAATACAGTTACATTATTGATTTTATATGTTTTACCTGTAGCAATATTCCAATGTTCACTAGATGTCCAGTTAGTATTAGTAGAATCCCAAATAATAGTTTTATTACCAGCACTACTTAATAATGTTATGCCGCCGCTATTTGCAGTTGCATCAGTTGCTCCGGTGGTTGTAATAGTAGTAACTGTACCAGCAACTGGCGTTGTACCACCGGTATATGTGTAAGTAACACTAGTTGAACTTACAATAGATGTAACAACTGCAGCACCTGATGCACCTAAACTACCAGGAGAACCATTAGTTGCAGCAATAACTGACCCAATTATTAATCCAGTTGTGGAACTCATACTGGTAATTGTTGCAGTCCATGGGCCTGTTCCTGATATGGTTCCAACTGTACCGGTGGTACTTACAGTTATTGCTGCTACTGATCCTAGTTCAATATTCTTATCATCAACTGTTAACGTTGAAGAATTTACAGTAGTTGTGTTACCGTTAACAATTACATTTCCGTTAACTGTTAAATCCGATCCAATTGTTGCAGTACCTGTAGTAGTTAATGTAGTAAATGCACCAGTTGACGCAGTAGTTGCACCAATTGACATATTGTTAATTGTACCGGTTGTGCCTGATCCAATTGTAATAGTACCAGTACTTGATGTAGTATACGATTGATTATTTGTAGTGGTATTAATAGTAATTGCACCAGTTGCACTTAACGTAGTAAATGCACCAGTTGACGCAGTAGTTGCACCGATAGTACCGGTAAAGTCTGTTGCTTTAACTCTGCCAGCTGCAAATATTGACCATGCATTTGTAAGTGTTGTATTTGCACTACCTACAGGAGCTGCTACAAATAAATTAGCAGCATCAGTAATTGTAATACCAGTATTAGTACTTGCAAAAGTAGGTGCGTTAATTACGTTGATATAACTGCTTGCTACAGTGCCGTTTAGTGCAGTTGATGTATCGGTGTAAGTACGTGATTGTAATTTTAAGTTAATACCGGCAGTAGTCCATACTGCTGCACTGACTGCCGTTGTTGGAGTATTAATAGTTCCAATAACTGTTAAATCAGTACCAACAAACAATTTTTTAGTAACTGCAGCGCCACCTGAAACAGTTAAGGTACCACCAGTTACGCTGTCAGTAGCATCAGTAGTTGCTGGAATAGATAACGATCCGTAGATAGTAGTAGCAGTAGTATTCCCAATACTGCCAATTACTGTCGTCTTATCACCTAAACCGACTGCTCCTGCGCCAATTACTAATTCGTATGTATTGTTAATGCCGGCGCCGACAGTATTATAACCAACATATGTATTGTTTGATCCAGTAGTATTAGCATTTGCACTGCTTGCATATCCGGCATAGTAACCAAATGCAGTGTTGTTTCCACCAGTTGATGTATTTTGCAATGCAAAATAACCAAGTGCTGTGTTATTACTAGATGTTGCTAGTTTAAGAGAATTGTATCCAACTGAGGTATTATAGTTTCCACTAATATTAGTTACTAATGAGTAGTTACCGATTGCAACATTATGGTGTCCGCCAGCATTTGCAAGTAAAGGTTGATATCCAATTGCAGTATTGTCAGTACCGTTAGTATTTGCAACTAATGTCTGATATCCAACTGCAGTATTATATGTACCTGTTGCTAAATTAACTTTTAATGCTTGGTATCCATGTGCAGTATTTGATGTTACTGCACTGTTGCCATAACCAATAGTCATAGTTTGCACAGTGATATCGTTAGCAGTCGAAATTAAACTGCTCCATGTGCCCGACGTAATTGTACCAACACCGGATAATAACGACAGTGTAGTAACTGCAGAATTAACTAACGTTCCGGTAGTTGGTAATGTTACGTTAGTTGCAGCAGTAGATGTAAATGTTATTGAGAATGCACCACTTGTTGCCAAGGTTGAACCCGATGCAAGTGTTAACGTAGTAGTTGCTACTGGTGTCGGAGTTGATATCGATACTCCATTTACTGTACTAGTAATTAATCCACCAATTTGTAATTTATCATAAGTAGCAGACGTAAAATCTACAATAGTAGTAGGTTCTGTAGTAATGCCGCTAAACAACTTCCATACTGAATCAGTTGCATCTCTAACTAAGCCAGTATGCAAATGTGTACTAGTTGGTTGATACGCGCCTACCCAGCCAATGTCTAATATGTCAGCTGCGTTGTTAGCTGCTAAGTAGATTAACGAGTCGTTAACACTTAAATTAGTTGCACTTAGTTGATTAGCAGTTCCATTAAAATAAATGTTGCCTGCTACTTGTAAATCATTTTTTATATATACTGTACTAGTTGTTACTGCTCCAATATTTACAGTAGTTGCAGCACCTGCAAAATTTACAGTAGTTGCACCAGTATTAAGCAAATCAAAACTACTTGAAGTTGTAATTACTGAAGTTAGTAATGTTGGCGAAGTCTGTAATACAGTGTTGCCTGTACCTGAGGTAGTTCCTAAATTTGCAGATTTTAACAGGCTTGAAAGAGTTTTTGACATGTGTTATCCTTAAACAGTCGGCGTAATTTCCATTCGCCAGTTAGTAGTACTTGCAATATACACAAACGGCACATATGCTCCATTAATATCTAATATAAATGCATCAGCAACACCTTCAATTGTATTGCCGCTACCTGGTATCACTGATACCGGATGTGCTAAAAATGTATATGCAACATCCATTACAGCAACTATTGATCCATCTATCGGCGAGGTCGGAAATGTAATATTAAACGATCCAGCTGTTGAGTCTGCTCTAACTAAATCAATAAGGTTTGCAGTATAATTTGATGTTTTTATTGGTGTTGAATTTAATCCAGATCCAGATATAACAGTTCCAACCTGCCCCCAATTTGATCCATTATACCCTTCAAAATATCCACTAGCAGTATTATATCGAATATTGCCGCCTGTAGGTGACCCAGGTCGTAACGACGAATCCCCAGATGGTAATGTAAACGAAGTTGTTACACTAGTTGCGTCAAATGACACTCCAGACAATGATAAATTTCCAGTTGTTCTATTAAGTGCTATTGCAGTAGATCCTAAATATAAATTTGAATTTCCTAATACCGTAGACGGAATAGTACCAGTTATATTTGATGCTGATAGTGATGTAAGATTTGCACCGGATACTGCACCAAACAAACCGGACCATGTTCCGGTTGTAATTGTGCCAACACTAGTTAATGAGGATAGTGTCGATACTGTTGAGTTAACTAATGTTCCAGTAGTTGGCAATGTTACAGTAGTATCAGCAGTAGAAGTAAGTGTTATTGAGTATGAACCGCTTGTTGCTAATGTTGATCCAGTTACTAATGTCAATGTTGCACTAGTAGCAGGTGATGTAATTATTAATTTGTTAATCGATGTAGCAGTAGCTACACCTAATAACGGAGTAGTTAATGATGGAGAAGTTGCAAATACTAAACTACCAGACCCTGTTTTATCTGATATAATACCAGCTAGCTGAGATGATGTGGTATTTGCAAATACTGCTAATGTATTTTCTTTATATGCAATAGTACCGCCAGTATCAAAATTAACTGATGATGCACTAGTACCAGTAAACGATACCGAGTTATTTATAGTTAGTGTTTGTCCGTCGACTATAGTTAATGTTGCACTAGTTGCAGGCTCAGTAATTGATAACTTATTTAATGAAGTAACACTAGTTAACCCAGTAAGAGTCACAGTGTTACTACTTGTAAGGGTTGACGATAAAACAATATTATCATTAGTTGACGCCGATTGAAGAATTAAATTCCCTGTGCTACTTTTAACAGTATTTGTATTAATGTTGATATTACCGATATCAACTGTAGTACTCTTAATATTAGTTGAACGAGTAGTTCCGGCAATATCTAGTAAGTATGCAGGTGCATCAGTATTAACACCAATTTTAAAATTTATCGGGTCGGGATCAGATAAACTGAAATATAAAAGATGTGATTCGATCGAAAGGTCTAACCCATTCCGCACCAAATTTGATGCCAACATCGGTCCTGATATGTTACCAATTGCCATGTATTTTCCTTATTCTACATTCTTATAGTGCATTTATTTGTCAAATCCGTGTAACACAGTAACAGGTTTTCCGTATGGTACGCTTGAATTAAATTTTAAATAATATCCTAATTCTACATTTGTTGGCTCAACTATTGTAAATGATGTGTTTATTGCGATAATACTAGTATTAGTTGCTCTATTTAAAGTTACACTTATCAATGCATTGGTTATTGGATCAGATACATAACTAGAAACAGTCGGTAATACAATGTACGTTAATCCTGTAGGAGTACCTGCAGTAGTAGTTATTCCGTTGCCAGTTGCAGATGTTGATAATGTAAATGTTGTAGTGCCATTAGTTGCAATAATATAATAGTTAGTTGGATTTATATATCCTGCTATAGACCCAGTACCACCATATGTGCCACTAATTGTAACTACTTGTCCAACTGCTAATGTAGTCGTAGCGCATGAGAATTGGCCATCAGTGCCAGTTATTACAACAGTAGTACGCGTAACTTGTAAACTTGTGCTACCACTTACTATCGCACCAATAAGATCACCATCGACATATAGAGTAGAAGTACTTGCAACCGTACCTAACGAAGTTGACGGAGTCACTGTTCCTGTACCGGCACTAGGATAGCTTAACTGAGACACAATGCCGCTAACTACAGCAGACGTTGCAGTTTGCCAAGTATTAACAGTATAACTAGTTCCAGTAGTCGGAGTTCCGGTTGCTGATTGATTAAGTGTATAAGTTCCAGTACCGCCGATGCCTGTACTCAATGCCGAAATATATGTTCCTACAGTAACGCCTGTTCCTGTAATAACCATTCCGACTCTAATAGTCCCTGATGAAATTGCTGTTACTGTTAATACAGTCGTTGATATAGTTGCAGTAAATAATGCAGAGTTAACTGCTGTAATAAAGGTATTGCTAGCAATTGTTGTGCTAGTTACTACTCCGCCTACTACCGGTGTACCAGTAGCAGTACCGGTCATTGATAATACATTAGAACTAATAAATCCTGCAGTGTTACTAAATGTAGTAACAGTCGGTGAACTTACTGCAACTGATGACACGTTGTATGGTGCTATATTAGTAACATTAATAGTTGCTCCGATTGCAAATGGTACTTGTGTGTTAGTAGGTAATTGTAACACTGTAATAGTTGCAGTGGTGCCAGTACCAGTAACGCTGGTTATTATCATGCTAGTATTAAAGTTTATAGTTGTTGCTCCGATTGCAGTTGCAACGCTGTTTGTACCAGTATATGTCTTACTCGATTCTTTAGGATTTTGTACAACAAGATAATTAGTTGTTGATAATTGTATAACATTTTCAACTATTACAATTAAATTTTGTGGTCCCCATACTGCATTATTTTGTACAGTAATCGGCGGTGCTGGAGATAATGGACCAAAAAGGGTCGTTACACCATCGCCTGAACCTAAATTCTGTTGGGTAATCTGAGTTGCTTCTTTAAATCTTAAGCTGCGCCATGCGCCGGCTTGGTATAATTCAACTTCACCATTAGTTGCAACATCAGTGTTATACCGTAGCATACCATTTGTCGGCGATGCTGGTCGTTGTGCAGTAGTACCACTTGGTAATGTTAAGTTATTAGTAGTAGTCATAACGATAGAATCGTCAGCATTAATGTTTAGTCGTTGATCGTAAGGTGCTCTACGATTTAAAACTTGTTTTCTTAAATATCTCATGTTATACCGCCAATGTACTTACAGTAGCTGTAATATTACTCAACGAATCTGTTTTAGCAACTAATGTATCGCCGTTGGCTAACACTAATTTTTCTTGATCAAAAGACACAGTTTCACCAGCCGGGATAGGTAATCCATTAACAATTAATGTATTGTTACCTACTACGCCGCCACTAGGAACTGCATAAACATAAAGTAATGATTGATTCAATGCAGGAGTTGCTGTTACATACGCGGATGTATTACAAAATATAACAGTAGTTATGGCATTATTGCCAGTACTAGAATAAATTGTTGTATTTGCAGATGTTACTGCAGTATTTGAAATTGCCATTTTTAATCCTTAGAAAAGCATACTAAGCAATAATGCTCTATTTTTAGCTACTAGTTCATCATTGACTGTGCTGTTTATAAAATATAATCCGCTATTACCTGCACCAATTGTAGCTGATGCATAAATTTTTGTTTTGTTTGCAGTTGCGCTAGGTGCAGTTTTATTATCAAGTGTAAGTATTGCGTCAACTTCTAATTCTGATCCAGATAATGGAGTAACTGTATTAACATTAAAACCAGTCGATGTAAATGTTGCAACCGATGTACTACTTATCGACGCGGTAATAATCGATGACCCTGCTAGCATTTTAGCAGTAGTAGTATGTAAATTATCAACATCAGCCATACCTGAAGTTGCAGCTACGTAACTAGTAATGTATTTACGATTTGGAATAGTGTTATCTGATCCAGCAACTACATTGGCGGCATACTGTGTTGCATCCATATTAGATATGGAAATTAATCCTGAAGTGGAATTTTGTAAGTCAACAGTTAAATTAACTAATGTACCAGTAATTGAACTACAAGTTAACTTGCCAACCGACATGTTTGCTAGTGCTATGCTAAGTCCGTTATTACTAA